CTTACATCACTTAGTGAGTTTAAACTTCCTCCTGTTAATGCTGCTATACCTTTTCCGATTAATCCACCATCTCCTCCTTCACCACCAGTAGAATCTTTCATCTTATCAAGTGTAGGGGTACTTCTTATTGCAATACGAGTTGATTCATTACCATATATTAAAGGATTGTTTATTTCAACTGCAGATTTGATTCTAATACCACTTGTTTCTTGTTCGACAAGAGTTTCTGTATCAGATTTTAAAGAGGTATAGTTAGTACCAAAAATCCAACTTGATTGTCCTTCGTATATTTCTTTTAATGTTGGCATATATTATTATCCTGTGTTAGAAGCTCCGTATGCAGAGTTACTCATTTTACTTTCTGATTTTTTACCTATTAAATCAGTTACAATAGTTCCATCTATATAAACATCAAAACTCTTATCTTGTATTGCTGTTACAACTCCTTGTAATCCAGCAGTTATTTGTTCACTTATAATACTTAGTGATTCATTTTCAACAGATGATACTTCGGATGAACTATTATCACCTCCACCACCAAATGCACTAAATAACATTCCTAATCCTGCTCCAGCAACTCCCAATCCTAATAGAGTTGGTAACGCCGCAATACCAGCAACTCCCAATAATCCAAGTGAAACAGCTAATGCAGCAAATGCCGCAGATAACATAAATATTCCACCTACCATCGATATTAGACCAGTTAGATGTGGCCCAATTACAGTAAGTGTTTGTAATCCACTTGCTAATTGATTTAATCCAAATCCTAATGCCGCAACGGCCGCACCGATTAAGAACATTCCAGCGGCGGCGGTTAATATTACTGCCGCTTGAGGTCCACTAAATAATAACCCCAATCCAAACATCGCCGCAGTTAGTAGTACCATACCACCTATTGCCATTCCTATTTCTTTTAATCCAACATTAGAAAATTCTTGTAATGCCTTTCCAAGTATAAAGAGTGAACCTGCAATTAAAACCATTGCTGCCGCACCTTTAACTACATCGGTCATTTTTATTCCTTTCATGGCTCCTGTTAATTTACTAACACCACCACCTGTTTTATCACCAACATCTGGTGTAACTGAATCGGTTATTTTTGGAGTATCTCCAACACCTTTCATTGCTCCAGCTTTTAACCTACCAAATAAACCACTTGCCTTTTGGCCAACAGTTGAATTTTTCAAAAATTTAGCTGAGCCAGTTGCCATTCTACCTAATGCACCACCAGCTCCTCCAAATACTTTTCCAATACCAGAAGCAGCCATCATTGTTAGGTTTTTAAGTACCTTTGCAGAGTTTTTAACCATACCACCCATGTTTATACCCATATCCTTTAAGAAAGGAGATGCTTGTCCTGCAGCGATTGCAAATCCACCTAATCCTTTTAATGATTTACCAAGTGGTCCTGATGCAAATGCTGATAAACTTTGTGACCAAGTTTCAAATGTTGATAATTGCATTGTACCATCATCATTTAACTTATCCATGTTTTTAGCCATTTTGGAAAGTTCTTCTACTGATAATCCTAATGCTTCGGCAGCAGCTCGTTTCTCAATAACATTCATTTTTTCAAATGCAACTTGTCCACCAAGTTGTTTTATTGTTTCCTTAACTGATGCTCCAATTTTTCCTTGGAAAGCAAGTCCTCTTGCTCTCGTTAGATTTATATTTCTACCTAATATAGCTGATAGTTCTAATTCTTTTGTAATTGATGATTCAAAATCAAGTAACCCATCTGTTACTTTACCAAGTGTACTCATCGATACACCAAGTTTTGCCGCTTGAACTGCTGATTTAGCTAATTCTTTTGTTGCATTTGCACCATATGAAGCAAATAATTCTGCATTCTGAGCAATATCTTCCATTGCCTGTGATGGTATAACTCCTTGTTGTTTAGCAAAATCTTTTGTCTGTTGTGCTAAATCTTGAGCCTGTTTTGCGGTTAAGTTAGCAGACCTTGCTAAAATACCTGTAAGTTTTGCAGCTGATTCTCCACTAATACCCATGTTAACGGCCATTAGATTCGTATTCAGTTGTGTTCTAAAAGAAGTTCCCTCTACACCCGCAAATTCATTTGCAAGTGTTTTTGATACTGCCGCCGCATCATCAAATACAAGACCAAGTGCAGTTGTTTGAACTGTGGCCATTCCCAAGAATCCACCAAATTCTCTAACATTCTTACCAATAGCCTCTGCTGCATATCCAGCTCCTATTAAAGCTCCACCCAATACTCCACCTACTGTTTTTGAAAGTAATGATGCAGTTTCAAGGATTCCTCCAATAGTATCCTTCATTCCTTCATATACAGCCATTTGTTTATTTAGTAAACCTTGTTGTTTTTCTGATAATGAAGATACCTTTTTAGCTTTTTCAAACTGAGACTCTAAATTTTCTACAATTCCATCAGTAACCCCTTCCATTCCAATTAAATCATATAATTGGTCTTGAATTGATTGTTGGATTCTTTCTCTACCAATAACATCTTCTGCAGACATTGATAATAGTTCTTGATTTAAAGAAGCTATTGAATTTATTGCATCATGTGTACCTCCATATGAAGCATCTATTTTATCTTGTTCTTTAAGTCTTTTTCTATCTAACTCTACTAAAGAAGCTTGTAATCCTGTTAACCCTTTTAATTTACCTTCTTGTTGAATTATAGAATCTATGACAGATTTTTCATTACCTAATTTATCTTTAATTTGCTCATTAGTTTCTCTAAGGATAGTTACTTGGTCTTTATATGCATCTGTTGTTTTGATTGCCTTTCTTTCTAAGGCATCAGCACCCTTCAATAGTTTATCCATCTCTGCCTTAGCAGCAGCTGTGGTTTCCTTTAATTTTCTTATTTCGTCTGATGCAGCCATTTATTTGATATCCTATGAGTATTTTTCTAAATCTGCTTTTAATTCTTTTGATAACTTCTCCAACTCGGTCATTTTTCTTACAAGTTGAGATGGTACTTTTTTGTTTTTCTTTGCAGCCTTAAGTGCACTATTAGTTGCATTTGATTTTAATCCATCAAAAAATGCATCTGTGAATTTCTTCGTAGCCGAAAATAATCCTTCTTTTAATTCTTTTGCCATATGAGTTTCTCCTATATAGTTTTATACTAATATAAATATAGGGTAAAAAAAAAGTGAGGAATTATTTCCTCACTCTTACATTTGGTCCTTTAGCACCACCTTGTTTAGTGGCCTTATCGTGTTCCTTTTTTTCTTTTTTCTTGGCATCTACTAATTTCTTAAAGTAGAAGTTTCTCCAATGAATTGGCATCGAATATACTTCTGACCAAGTAAATCCATTACCATAGTTAACCATTTCCCAAATTTGGTTATGTAGTTGTATCGAGTAGTTACTCGGAAGGGTAAAAAAACCCAACCCCAAAGGGGATATCTAGGGCCTCCTCTTCTCCTGTTATGTCAGAGGTGAATTGGAATGTCAAATCCAAATCAGGTGAGATGTCTCTTACATAGTTTCTCAAAGCTCTCGAATCACGAGCTAAAAGATTGTTTTTAACCCAATTGTTGATAAAACCTCTATCGGTATTACCATCAACCTCTTGAATCATATATCTTAATCTTGTTGATACTTCTTGTGAAACAGGTTCACTTCCTTTTTTCTGAAGTCTTTGTATTGCCTGTATCTCTGCATTTATATCTCCCTCATCTTTATGAGTTAATAATTTAAATACAATCTTTTTCTTTGAAATTGGTAATTCAAAGTCATATCTATTATCACCATTTAATTTAGAACTATCTACTTCTTTAATTTGTATTTTAGAAAGGTCTATTTGTACTTCTTGTGGTTCTCCACTAGAAGGGTCTATTATTTCTGCTTTGTATTCTGGTCCATATCCTAAGATACGAGTTGCTAAAAGGATTGCATTTTTATCACCAATGAATATATCACCAATATCCAAACCTTCTTCTACTACAACAGATTCAAAGAGTTTATCGAGAACCACCCCCTTCCTTATCAAATTTTGTGAAGCAAGTATATCCTCTTCTTTAGCGGTCATATACTTTATCTCAACAGTACCCTTTGATAACGGGTGTCCTTCGGTGTACATTTTACCACCTGAAGGTAAATCTACTATTTCAGTAGGGAAATCAAATTTTGCCATAACGTTAGTTTATTTATTTGTATATAAATATATAATATTTAGAAATTTAAAAATTAAGCACAAAAAAAGTTCTCACTAAGAGAACTTTTTCCTTTATAAATATGTTGAATATGTATTAGAATTCTAAAACTGCGTAATCATAAGATAGTGTTAAAGTAATTTCAGCAGGGTCAGAGGCATTTGACCAATCTAAATCATTAAACACTGCATTGTTGATAAATGCACCTTTCATAGTCCATTGTTCAATTTTATCACCAACTGGTCCTAACATATAACATTGGATATCTTTCTTATAGAAATCTGCATATCCATCTCTACCTGTTAAAGATTCATGTGATAATCTTACCCATTCCATTACTGCTTGAGCTCCTGAAGGAACGATAGGGTCATATAGAGTAATCTCTACATCTTGCCATTCACCTTTTCCTTTAAGTTTTCTTTTAACGTTAATGTGGTCTAGTGTAACAGTTTCAAATTGAATTGAAGGTCTGTTTGCTGTTTTTATAAGATATGAAGGGATACCATCGATTTCCATGATGAATCTATTCTTCATCTTCGGTTCGAAGTTGGTATAAAACATATCGTTAAATTCTAATACTTCTGCCATTTTGTTTTCTCCTAATTATATTCTACTATAAATATAGTTCTTTTTTATTTTTAATTAATTATGCCGAGAATGATGCCCCTGTCGGTAAGATGTTGAAGTCTAACACGATGAATTCAGCAGTTTTTGTTGGTTGTAAGAAAATCTGTCCAGCCAATATATTTCTGTCAATTACATCTGGTGTGTTATTACTCTCATCCATCACCACTCTAAATGCATACAATCCTTGTCTTTGTTGTATTCCTTCTAAATAAGGATTCACAGTATTTAAGAATCTACCTCTCGTTTGAGAAGTGTTTTGTTCGAATACTAAGTATCTTGAAGTTGAAGCAATATACTTCTTAACTTTAATCATTAATCTTCTTACGTTGATTCTATCAAGTGCAGATGCCTTATCTTGTAAAGTTTTTTGTCCGAATGCTACGATACCTTCTCCTGGGAACTGAGCAATTGGATTAACTTTTCCTTCATATAGTGTATCTCTCTCTGAATGTGTTAATCTGTTTAATACAGATACCGCACCTACGATACCACCTCTATTTAAACCAGCTGGTGCAAACCACTCAGCAGCAACCGCATCGTTGGCCGCATATATACCTGGCATCAATACTGATGGTGGTATAGTTGTTAGTTTATTAGTTCTTGAATCTATTGTCTTAACCCATGGGTAGTAAGAACCTACATAGTTAGAATCTATACTACTTGCTTGTGATGTAGCATCTGATATAGTATCTCCTCCATCAGTAATATCACCGATAAAGAATGCATCTTCTCTAGCTTCTACCATATCAACTACTTTATCAAATACATAAGAGTGTAATCTTCTTACAACACCAGGTGTAGATACTAAGTTGATATCGAAATCATCTGGATTAGATACTGAATTGATTGCCTTCACATAAGAAACTGAACCACTTGCAGTTGAAGTAGATAAGTTAAATCCTTGTGAGTTTCCAGCACCCCAATCAGAATCACCATATTTAGCTTCTTTGATTGTTGGGTTACTACCATCGAATCCATTTTGGAATCCTACGATAAATTGTCTTTTATTAATAGTTGTTGCAGTATCTGATGTTGATAATGTATATGCAAAGTTTTTAGTTGCAACAACACCATCTACGATTGCAGTAAATGCTGCATCGAATGAGAAAGCAGTATTACCACCACTAGTTGCCGAAGCAGGTATTGGAGATAAGTAACTGTTGTTATCAATTTTTACTACTGCAGTTTCTAAATCAATACCACTATATTGTATATTCTTAGAACCATTGTTATCTCCCGAACCAGTTGAAAATATAACTGATGGTATCATAGCTTCTGTTCCATTAGAACCAACATAAATTGGATTAACGTATGCTGCATGTCCAAATGGTGCAGCAACTATTGGGAATGAACCTTCATCAGAACATTCTACTCTAATAAATTTAGAGTTATTTTGATAATCACCACTCATGTTCATTTTACCAACTGAATCGATAGAAACGTTCATATCACCAATTCTTTTCTTAATATAGTTTGGTGATGCAGGGTCTAGGTTTACATTATTCCATGTTTCAAGAATAATTGGTCTTTTATGTGTATCAGAGTATCCTCTTACTACAACTGAGAATGTTGAATAATCAGTAGAGTTAGTAGAACCAGCTGCTTTTACATTAAAGAAACCTATTTTGTATTCTTTGTTGTAATTAGTACCATCACCTAAAGTATGGAACTTAATTAAATTATGTCTTTCACCAGAAATCAACTGTGATTGTATCCATGGAGTTGAGGCATGTTGAATATCTTGTGTGAAATCTTGTGTTGCCAATTCTATTGATTTTACTTGAGAACCACTTTGTGATAAATACGATGTATGGTCAACAGCCGCTTTTTCAAAGTACTTGTGAGCATATGCTTTTTTAGAACCTCTAGCAGATTCTCCAAATACATCAGATATATCGTTTCCTGCACTTGGTAGTACAGATGAGGATACTGATGTTCCTATGTCTGAACCACTAATAAGGAAAGCTGATGCTGATGGTTGTGAATCAATGATATTGGAAGCTGTTGCAAATCCAACAGTTTGAGAACCTTGATGTGTTGCGTTTAAAACACCGATTAATCTTCTTCCACCTTGTGCGGTAGAACCACTTACTTCAATTCCTAAAGGTTTAACTTGTGAATAACCACCTTGATGACCAACACGAACAATAGTTACTGTTCCTGCTTCTCTTAGGTAGTTTTGTACGGTATATCCTGTATAGTAATCTCCATTAGGTACACCAAATATTTCTTCGAATTCTGATTGTGTATTAACAACGGTTGGTACGAAAGCAGGTCCTTTATGGAAAGGTCCAATTATTGCTGCTCCAATTTCACCAATCCCTTGTGATAAGAAAGAAAGGTCATTTTCTCTCGTAAATACACCAGGTGATACAATTTTTTCTGCCATTTTATTTACTCCTTGTTATGTTTTTTGTATATGAATACTCTTATATAAGTATTAATAACTTTATTGAAAATATATTTTTTACTTAGTTTCTTTATTTTCAGAAACCGGTACGAATGTGTTTGATGATGGGTCATAGTTACCATCTCCATACTTTCCATTCAATTCTGAGAACATATCTTTCTCATTTTGTACTAAAGCTGAATGTTTATTTAACAATTCATTTTCTAAATTTTCAATTTCTTCTACTCTTCTTCGTTTTTCAACTTGTAATTGTCCTAATTGAACAAATAGATTAGAAACATCTTGTCTTAATGAATTGATTTTTCCAACTTCTTCTTCTGTAAACTTAATTTCTTTTGCCATTTTTAAAATATTTTGTTAACTTTTACTTTGTATATATAAATATATAGTTTTTTTCAAAACGATAAAAATTATCTACTAATAGTCAAGGTACCTGAGTAGTTTCCATTCAATCCATGGTCAATTGACCTTACTCTGGCATAGAATGTTCCACTTCCTAAAGCAGTTACAACATTTAATGTAGTTGAAGTATATTCATCTTCATCAATTATAGGTGATGAGAAATCTGAATTATTATCAACTTGTAATCTATATCCTGTTATACCACTTACAGCATCCCATGTAATATTATGGTTTTGACCATTAACTTCAGTATAAGCTAAATTAGCTGGGGCTGATGGGGCTGATAAATCACTATGTGAGTTTCCTCCTTTATTGTGTGTTACATAGTCATTTATTAAATAGGTATCATGAGATTCTACATCAATAGTAACAATCTCAACAGTATCTTCGATAACTTCAATTGATGATATATTAGTTTCAACTAATTCTCCATCGATTCTTTTTACTAATTTATCGTTTTCAGTAATATCTTTTATTTGTTTAAATTTGAACAACCCATCATAATTATCTTTAACTAACATTGGGTGTTCCGATGTTGCCTTTATATCACCATCATTTATATTGTAGTATTTTTCTGCAAATGAGAATATAACATTTGTAACTTCAACTTCTTCTTCAACTTCTCCCTTTTCTTCACTTGACCAATTAAAAAAGTTACCCTCATCTTCACTTAAATCATTAAATGAATATCCTTGAAGTTTTAATCCTTCACTAACATCTCCTGCTTCTATCTTTGAACCATCAATTAAAGTAACTGGTGTATCAACTAAAATACAAAGTGCAGTAGAGTTACCATCATATGTATCTACTGAATAAACAGTTTTATCTACAGCTGTATTATATCGTGTAGCGTGGTGATTGAATCCATCTGCAAATGTTGCTGATAATGTATGTGAATGATTACTCATTAATGATGTTTGTCCTGAACTATATTGTGGATTCATAGTACCAACTGTTATAACTGCAGTTGCATCTTGATTAGCACCTACTGATAAAAATCCTTCATCATCACCATCTGAATCAAATGCTGGTGTAACTCCCCAAGTGAAGTTTTGATATCTATTTCCGATATAAGAATCGAAATTAGCTCCTCTTTCAACAAATCCTAGTTCATAAGTTTCATTAGTACCTTCTACGGCGTATTGATATCCTCCTAAAGATGCACTTACTGCATCTATACCAAATGAAGATAATGTAATATTATCACCAGCTGATGGTGAACCTTTTATACTACCTAATGATACATTTGAATTTTGTACATCACCTGTAGCTCCCGCCAAATTATTTAAACTGAGTGTTTCTCCTGCTGAAATTGCCATATATACTTTTCCCTATATATTATAAATATCGAGTAATTTGTTTATCCACTCTTCTTTATTAGTATAATTATTAATCATAAATTGTTTTAATGATTTAAACCATTTATTTTTTTCAGAGTATGGGGTTTCGATTAACCTCTTATAAATATCATTAAATTCTTTTTTAGATGAAGCTCTATAAGGATAATTTAAATCCTTACACCAACTTCCATGTAAAATAGGTAACTTACCTCTATCTATTGCCTCGAATATAGAATATCCAAATGGTTCACTCGTAAAAGAAGAATGAGATATTCCCCAATCCATATTGTAAAAAGTATCTTTAAATTTAGAATTGTAATGATATATTTTTGATTTTGAGTAATCATATTTACCAAACCCCTTCCATATTGTTTTAAAATGAAATGAATTTGTAAATATAAAAGATTTTAATCCATCTAAGTAATGTGGATTCTTTCTTCCCTCACACCTTGAAGCAAATCCTATATTATTAGAATCACTTAAATCTAAATTATTTTTAAATTCATAAAAGTTTGGTATATTTACATTTTTTGTTAAAATATCATAAACACCAACCCATATATTATATTTTGAACTCTTATTAACTTTTTGTTCCCATTGTGAATTTATAAATGGATGCCATCCAAAATAAGCATCAGTACCAACTTGGGATTTAATAATATGGTCTACTGAATTATGTAAAACATTTGAATGTATTTTATCTAAGTTTTCTTCTATTACTTTCATTGGGGTATAATGACCATGTAATATATTTATTCTTCTTGCTCCTTTACATAGTTCCTCAAACTTTTCTATATCATCTCCATGCCAATAAGCTTCGATAGGAAATTCATAATCTTCATGTCCTGTTGGTTTATTTCTATGTAAAAGAAGAATTGGTTTTACATTTAATTTAGGTACAACTAACTCCATCCATAGATTTACCCAAGTATCAGTTCCAGCATTTACCCAAGGACCACCACCGGTTGTATAATATACATCATACATATTTTATTTTTTTACGATTATAATTCCAGCAAAATTATGATTAAAAACAACTGTTACTCTATTTACAGAGTTTGTTGTTATTGATTGAGGAAATTCTTGTTGTGAAGTTGAAGTATTCCAACATTGTACTATTGGATACTGTTCACCCAAGTTGTGGTCTACTGCATATGAAGATGCTCCACTAACTGTTTCTTTGTGAGTTGTTAAATTTGTTATTTGTGCTGAACCACTTATAAGACCTGTACCATTAAATGATGAACCACTAATATTACCTACTGCTTGAATATTGTTATTAAATATTGCAGTACCAGCTTCAGACATATCCAAAGTTAATGCATTTATGGTTGAACCACCATCTTGTCCTCTAAATACAATATCTTTATTGTTGGTTTCGGATTTTATAATAAAATCAGAACTATCTCTTTTAAATCTACCGAAAGAAGTTCCACCATCTTTTAATATGATATCTGTACCATCTGCATCGAAAATGATATCACCACCTGCATCAATTGTGAAATCACTACTTTCTGTAATTGTAGAACCACTATGAACTCCATCTGCATTTAATTTAGTTTTAACAAGTGCATCTGTATATCCAACTTTACTTGTATTAGCAGTTATTGCATTTGCTTGTGAAGTTGTAATAGTTGTTGGAGTATTTGTATGATTATTATAATTTAAGTAATATGCTGCATTTTGACCATCTAGTAAGTTTGAATCATCAGCTGCAACTCCTTGTACAATATGACCTCCTTTTGCAACTACTACTCTACCACTTTCAGCTGATGCAAATGTTACTGTTACTGTATTTACATTTGTTGTTACAATTGAATTTGGGATGAAGTAAGAATCATCATCACCATATACTGTTACAATTACATTTTTAGTATTAAAGTTGTGTGTTACTACTTTAGAAGTTGCATTTGTGAAAGTATCGGATACTGTTGCAACTTCTGCAATAGATGAAGAAACATTAGTTAATCCACTACCATCACCTACAAATGAACCACTAAATGAACCACTTACGGTCATTCCACTTAATATACTACCACTTAATACTGCTTCAGTATTTAATTTAGATTTTACTCTTGCATCTGTATAATAAAGGTTTGTATTCTCTGATAATTGTGAAGTATTAAATCCACTAAGTGATATTTGTGAAGAACCACTAACAGTTCCACTTGGTAAGTTTGTTACTATATTAGATGTAGTAATTACTTCTGATTCAGAACCTAATTTTCCTACTTTCCAATAATCATTTGTTGAATCCCATAATAAAGAACCACTTACAGTTGAAGAACCAGTTGCATCTTTTATTAAGATACCTCCTGTTGTTTGAGAACCACCATAGTTAAGTTCTAAAATGTTATCTCCTATGTTAACAGTAGTTGAATCAATTGTAGTTGTAGTTCCCTCTACTGAAAGGTTTCCTACTATCGTTATGTTGTTTGAAAATGTTTTGTTACCTGCAATGGTTTCATTACCTGTGAGGTTAACATATCTTGAATCTAGTGAGGTTGTGTAAAAGTGGTAAGTATCTTCTGTGGCTATTTCTTTAATGGAAGGAGTTCCATTATCTTTTTCAAAGTAAATCTTTCCATCGTATGTGTTTATTGCCAACTCACCTAACTCTAAATTAGATGTAGTAGGTTTTCTTCCTTCAACCGATGTTCTTTTTAGCTTAACTAATTGTGCCATATATATGACTTACCTTTTTTATATAATTATCTACCCTAAATAATATACTATCTTTATATAAAGATATATATATACTATTTAATTTTTTAAAAATTTGAATCGTTAAATGAACTCTCTTATTTAAGAAAGTTTACTTTTCAATTCGTCAATCTGTTTTTGTTGGTCTTTAACTGCTTCGATAAGTAATCCAGTAAGTTTTGCATAATCCACACCCTTGAATCCATTATCTCTATCAGTTACCAACTGTGGTAAAACCTTCTCAACATCTTGTGCAATTACACCAACATTTGGTAATGATTGTTGTACTTCATCTGCATTATCATTCCAATCCCAAGTAACACCTTTAAGTGATTGTACTTTTTCGATTGGGTTTTCGATATTTTGAATGTTATCTTTTAATCTTTCATCAGAAGAAGCATATGCCACAACATCTCCACCTACTTGTAATGCTTTTGCAATACCCACACCACCATCTACGATTAGTGCTCCACTCGTTTTACTTGATGCCTCTGTTGTTTTATTTATATTAACTGCTTCATTGAATGATTTAGCACCTGTAAATGTTTGTGTTCCACTTAAGTGTGCAGTATCTGAATCTAAATTAGCTGATGGTAACACACCTGTTACATCATTTGCTAAATCAATTTGATTTCTTGTAATTACTTGTCCACTTATTGTTATATAATCAGGTGTACCAGTTAAACTTACATTAGTTGAGTTATCAGTTCCTGCTGCATCTACACCTAGATTACCTCTTGCAGTTGAAGCATCTGCTAAATCAGATAAGTTACTTGATTTAGCTAATTTAGTACCAACAGTTGTAGTTAATGCAGTTAATGCATCTTCATCATCTGATAAAGAAGCTGATAGTTCACCTAAAGTATCTAGTGTTGAACCAGCCGTACCAATTAACTCTGTAAGTTCTGCTTGTACATAAGCAGTTGTTGCAATTTTTGTTGAATCATCATTTGCAGAAGGTGTTGGTGCTGCAGTTGTTCCAGTAAATGTAGGTGATGCGAACATCGTACTTTTACTTTCGTTTGTTACATTTCCTAATCCTAAATCAGTAGGTGTAAGGTCTCTTGTACTAACTGTTCCATTTGCATCTGTAACGTGTCCTTCTCCATTAGTTGTAATGTTAATATCTAAATCAGATATTACAGTAGCCCCACTTAATGCTGTTGTATCAATACTAAAGTCATCACCATCAAAAGTTGGGTGAGAATAAACTGTATTTGTATCAGTTGCAGTTATTGTTATATTATCTGCATCTGTATGAGTTAGAGTAATATTAGAACCTGCAACAAATTTTATATCATCTGTTCCACTTCCAGCTCCACCAGTTGTATTTCTTAAAATAATATCATTACTACTATCTACAAAAGATAATGTTGTAGTATTTTGAGTATTATCGTTAGCTGTCATATCAGTAACAACTAAATCAATAGTTCCATCACCATCTTGGTAAGTAGCTGCAATTCTTGTTTCAGTATTACCACTAAACATTCCACCTACGATATCTTGAACTTGTTCTGTTGATAATTGTGTATTATCATTTGGAGTAGTTACAGAACCACCTAATGAAATAGCCGAACCATTAATTGTTATACTTGAGTTTGATAATTTAGCATTTGCGATTGAACCAGCAAGTTGTGAACTAGTTACACCACTAATTTGTGATGAACCAGATACTACACCACTTGGTAGTGATGATAATACGTTTGCTGCATCTGTTACATCAGCATTTTCTTCAATATTATCTAATTTAGATTTTAAAGTATTTGTAAAATCATTTGCTGTTTGAGATGCAACTACGAAATCAATATCATTAGTACCATCTTGATAAGTTACTGTTATACCTGTTTCAGTACCACCTAACATTCCACCTACTATATCTTGAACTTGTTCTGTTGATAATTGAGTGTTATCGTTTGGAGTTGTTACTGAACCTCCTAATGAGATAGCCGAACCATTTATAGTAATTGATGAATTTGCTAAATCATCATTTTGTATTGTTCCTAATGTTATTGCCTGTCCACTAATTCCTAAATAATCATGTGAGGTTGTTACAAGTGTTACATCTGTTGAATTATCTGTTCCTGCTGCATCTACACCAAGTGCTGTTCTTGCTGCACCTGCTGAAGTTGCTCCTGTACCACCACTTCCGATTGGTACTGTTCCACCAGTTATTTCTTGTCCACTTAATGATAAGTAATTTGTATTTCCTAAAGTTACATCTGTTGAGTTATCAGTTCCAGCTGCATCTACACCTAAGTTAGTTCTTGCAGTTCCAGCATTTGCTAAATCAGATAAGTTTGAAGATTTAGCCAATTTAGTACCAACAGTTGTAGTTAATGCAGTTAATGCATCTTCATCATCCGATAAAGAAGCAGAAAGTTCTCCAAGTGTATCTAATGTTGAACCAGCAGTACCTACTAATTCTGTAAGTTCCCCTTGTACATAAGCAGTTGTTGCTATTTTTGTTGAACTATCGTTTGCCGAAGGTGTTGGTGCCGCGGTTGTTCCAGTAAATGTAGGAGAAGTAAACATTGTTGATTTACTCTCATTTGTTACATTACCCAAACCAACATCACCTTTAGTAGTTGCCTGTGCTCTTAAGTTTGCATATGTTCCACTTTGTGAGAAAGCAGCAACATCAGAAATATCTGATGAAGATATGGATAAGAATGATTTTACATCTGAAGCCGAACCACTAACAACATCTTCTGCAGTTAATTTTGTTTTTACAAGTGTATCTGTATATCCAACTTTACTTGTGTTAGTACTAATTGCTGATGCCTGAGCCCCACTAATAGTTGTAGTATCACCTGCAAGTGCAGTTGTTGAACTTGTACCTAGTTGTAGAGTTGTTACCGAACCACCTAGTGAAACAGCCGAACCATCTATTGTTATACTTGAATTTGATAATTTACTATTTGCTATTGAACCAGCTAATTGAGTATTTGTAATCGTACCACTTAAATTACTTGTTAAATATCCTGTTGAATCTGATAAATCAAATGCTGGTGTTGCATCTGAACCACCTAGTGATACCGAAACTCCACCGAATGATACCGATGAGTTTGATAATTTAGAATTCGCTATTGAACCAGCAAGTTGTGAATTAGTTATTCCACTAATTTGTGATGAACCACTTACTACACCATCAGCTACTGTAAATGTTATTGTTTCATCTGAACTTTGGTTAAGTGTTATTGCACCACCTCCATCTAATCCATTTCCTGCAGTAAATGTGATTGTATTATTATTAACATCACTTGCTAATGCATTTACCTGGTCTGAACCAGATACTACACCACTTGGAAGAATTGCAGTTACATTACCTGCAGTTACAGTACCTATTGTTACTATTGAATTATCACCAGCATATGTTCCACCAGCAACAGTTGCCAATGTTGAATTAAATGCTTGTACATCTGAGCCGATTGCAACTCCTAAGTTTGTTCTTGCAGTTGATGCATTTGCTAAATCAGATAAATTACTTGATTTTGCTAATTTTGTTCCTACTGTTGTTACTAAACTTGCAAGTGAACCAGAATCTTCAGATAATGAAGCAGAAAGTTCTCCTAGTGTATCTAGTGTTGAACCAGCAGTACCTACTAAATCAGTAAGTTCTTGTTGTACATAAGCAGTTGTTGCAATTCTAGTAGAATTATTATTTACTCCTTGTGTTGGTGCAGTTGGATTACCAGTAAGTGCTGGTGAACTGAACATTGTTGTTTTTGATTCATTTGTTACATTACCTAAACCAACATCTCCTGCCGTAGTTCCTTGTGCTCTTAAGTTTGCATAAGTTCCACTTTGTGAGAACGCTGCAACATCAGTAATATCAGCAGATGTAATTGAACCACTTAATACTTCTTCTGCATCTAATTTTGTTTTTACTCGTGTATCAGTATAGTATAAGTTTGTATTTTCAGATAATTGTGAAGTATTAAATCCACTTAAAGATATTTGTTCTGAACCTGATACTATTCCACTACCATTTGTTATTGTTGCTAATGCAAGTGAACCACCTAATGAAACTGCGTTACCTGCAATACTAATTGATGAATTAGAAAGTTTTGAATTTCCAATTGAACCAGCTAATTTACTTGCTGCAATTGAACCTGCTAATTGTGTGTTTGTAATCGTACCACTTAAATTACTTGTTAAATATCCAGTTGCATCTGCCAAATCAAATGCTGGTGTTGAATCTGAAGCTCCTAAAGCTACACTTACACCACCAAATGATACTGAACTATTACTAAGTTTAGAATTTGCAATTGAACCAGCTAATTGTGTGTTAGTTACACCACTTATTTGTGCCGAACTAGATATTACTTCTTGATTATCTAATTGTTGTTTAACATCAGCTACCCAACCAGTAGTTTGGTCTGCACTAATTTGTCCCGAACCAGATACAATACCTGTTCCGAAATAATTTATTTTTGAAGATACAATTGCTGCAGATGCATTTACATCAGCATTTACAATTGCTCCTGCCGTAATAGAAACAGTACCACCAGCAGCGATTCCTATATCACCACTAACATTCCCATATATACTATCTTCTAAATTTGAAAAAGTTACTTTTTTCTCTGTTCCATTATCACTTATAAGGAAATTATCTCCTTGTGCAACTGAAGCTCCTCCAAGTGCACTTAGTGAATCTATATTAAAAGCAGTTGCCGCAACACCTGTAAGATTAGAACCATCCCCTACGAATGAACCAGTAAATGAACCAGAAAAATCTGCAGAAGGTTTTGCTCCTGTCGGATTACCTCCTGAGTTCTGTTCAACTGTTGTAAGTCCACCTGCAGAATCTAATTCTAATACTACTCTTGTTCCATCGGTTCTTGGGAATATTAATGAACCGGTTATTTCGGGATTGTGTATTTTCATTGTATATTTTTCCTTTTCAAATTTATTTTAATTTTATTATACAGTGCCACCATCAATTGATGATATCACCACCGCATTAGCAGTTCCACTAACATCTCCACCCATTGTTATTTGAGCGGATGATGAGAAAACTCCTTCTGCATTTAATTTTGTTTTTATTTGTCCTGATAGTCCATCAATACTTGCGGCTGATATTGAACCACTTATTAAATGTCCACCTTGTGCAACAACTATATAACCACTTGTTGCTGTTGAAAATGTTACAGTTGCACTATTATTATTATCTAATTTTATAGATTCTGGTATAAGCTGAAAGTTAGTAGAGTCATATACTTGTATGATTGGACTTTCTGTAGCTAGATTATGGTCTACTGTTACAGAGGTTTGATTTGTAAAGTTAGCTTTGGTTGTAGCAACTTGTGCTACTGTTATATTTGTAAGTTGTGAACCATCACCTTGAAATGCTGAAGCAGATATTGAACCACTTGCTCTTAATGAACCGGTTAAAATTCCTTGATGGTCGAGAGTAACAAACTGTTTTATACTATCTCCAACCGCAGAACCCGATTTTCTTAGGAATACTGTTCCATCGTTTACATTTAATGCTAATTCACCAACTGCTAAATTGGATGTAGTTGGTTTACTTCCTGCTGTTAGACTTCTCTTGAGTTTTACTATCTGAGCCATTTATTTTGATTCCTTAATAATTTTTTTTAGTTCTATTACTTCTTTATTTAAATCTTTTATTCCTTCTATAAGTAATGGGATTATTTTATCGTATTTTACAGATTTAAATCCACTCTCTTTTGTATGAACCAATTCCGGTAAGATTTTTTCAATTTCTTGAGCTATTACACCATAATCCTTACCTTTATAAGTATCTTGTTTTTCTTCATTCCAATCAAAAGTATTACCAGAAATCTCATTTATTTTCTCTAATGGATTTTGAATAGGTTGGATGTTATTTTTTAATCTTTCATCTGAAGAAGCATAAGCCACAATATCATCACTTGCTTTTATAGTACCAGTTACATGAATATCATCTGAAATTTGGAATCTTGAATTTGCATGATTCCATGTAATTGATTCATTTGCTCCTGCTATTTCAATACCAGCACCATCAGCAGCTGCTGAATCAGCTGAACCACTTGCAACTGTTATTACTTTATCTTCAATTCTTAATTCTGTTACTTGTAGTTCAGTTGCTGAACCTTGTACTACTAAACTTCCATTTATTTGAACATCACCTGTAAAATCACCATCTGCAAACGTAACATTATTTGTTGTTGCAAGATTTTGGTTAATTGTATCTAGGTTTGCCTTATTAGAATGAGTGTGTGTATCTGATTCTAAAGAATCTAAACGAGAATCTAATGAAGTTGAAACGGCAGTTCCTGCAAATAAACTATTGATTTGAGATGAACCACTAACAACACTATCAC